AAGTCATCTCCGGCCCAGAGCAACTGATTGGCCCATCCAGTCTCCCAACCAGCGACAGCATGAGTCCCTACGATCCCTCGCGGGATCGTGACCTCACGAGCGAACGGGAAAGGACTGGTGCCCGCGTCGCGATAGACCCCTGTCCACTTATCTCCGAAGGCATACAGTCGCCCTGCATACCGCAGTACCCGCCGCACGAACAGACCCTGCTCGGTGTTCAGCGACAACGCCTGTACATTAGTAGAATTAAGATCGGAAGCATAGATCTGACCTCCACCAAATGACCAGACAAAGTATCCATCGATGTCACAAACACTCGTTGGCCCGGCGGGTAGGTTGACCGAGACAAAGGGTGTTGCCCCGGTACTGGTGTCAACATTAAAACAGCCGTTCTCAGTAACAACTACATTCTGTTTAACAACAGCATTATTCCGTCCAAAGGTAACTGGTTCAGTCCCTACCAATGTACCCAGATCTGTTACCGTAAAGACACTATCAAACCTCATGAGTTTATTATTAAGCACCCATACTGCAGCTGCTTCCGCGTCGAGAAAGCCCCTGGTGTGACCACTTATCGCAGTCGTCGCTATTCGTTGGAGACCAGGAGAACGCCTCACGATAATCTGCGACGGTGCTCCATAGGGTGTCTTCTCCACGTAGGCATTAATCAGCCTTCCACCAGACTCTTGTGGCCTGGTAGCCGGGGCTGACGTAGTTGGAAATACAATAGACGGCATCAGAAGTACTCAGCTTCCTGGGTCCCATAAGTGGGACCACTCGAGGTCAACCGCCGCAGACGACTCTCGTAGTACTCCTTGATCTGCGGATCAAAGTTCTTCCCAGCTACCGGGGCACAGACATTAGCTAATAGTCCCGCGAGCGAGTCGAACCATTCAGCCGGGATATATCCATCATTGACTACCTCACAGATATTATCAGAGGCGAGCTGCATTATCAAGGGATCTACATTACTGTCAATCTTGTTCGAGTACTCCGCTTCGAGCCCCTGACCAGTCCCAACAATGTTGAGCTTGTCCGCAGCCTCACGAATAAGCTCAAAGCGGGTCTTTGTGGTTTTCATATCGGCAGAACCTCTATGGTAATGTTCAGCCTGGTAATCGGCCCACCAGTCGAGGAAGACATACGCAGGATCTCTCCCGCAGCAATGTTAAGGTTCCACCCAGTCAAGGTTGTACTCTGGTACTTTCCATTGGAAAGTACTGGAGGATTTCCCCCTGTGATATCTACCAGTCCAGCAGGAAATGTGGCGAATGTGCCCTTTTGAATAGCTATATTAGGATTTCCACTGGTTGCGTCACTGATAACAGTCACTTTTGTAATAGTGCAAGAGTATGGAACGACAGTATCCTGTGCGCTTGGAGTCGCCCCAATAAGCAGGATAGCAGGAATACCCCTGATCCTATGATTAACCGTTAGCTGAAGGCTCCCGCTGCCGGTGAACCCTAGACCACCGGCGACCCCAATAACCTCTACGGAGCCAACACCAGGGGTGTCCCGTCCGAGTAGTCGATCCTCTGGGATCGAAGCCAGCGCGTTGATAGGGATATTGGCATAGGCCTGCGCTGCAAAAGTGTAGGTGCCACCACTCTTAGTGATGGTTATCCCGGTTCCCGCCAGGACTTGAGCGGGGAACCGGGGCAGGATGCGGGCGCGGAGACTCGGTTGTGTGCCCACGAAAGCCCTCCCATTATCTAACTGGAGCCATATCTTTCCGCGCTATTTTTTCGCTTTGGACTTATCGTCCTCTTTAGGCTGGGCTGTATTTTCCTCTGGGACCGGGATTGGCTGACCCGGAGGAGGTGCCATAGGGTTCGGTGGCGGAGCCACTGGCTCACCCGGCTTCGGCACCGGCCCTTGGGCCGACTGTTGCGAGGGCGGCACGTGAACGTCAGGTGACTTCATGTTGTCTTCGTCTTTATGTTGGGCCATTTCACTCTCCGTAAAAGCGGGAGGGGACTATCCCCTCCCAGTTGGACGAGGTCAGTTACGCAAGCGGCTTGACGAACTGGATCATGATGTAGGCATCACCAGTAGCAGTCCCAGTGATGTTAGCATAGACATCGGTATCAGCCACGAGCGGCATCACCAACGCCGCAAGTGGTACTGTGTTGAGACTGCCTGCTGTCAGTGCGATAGTGGCAGCAATTTCAGAGCCCGTAGGTGTCGTACCAATACCAAACACTGGAGTAGAGCCAGTGATAGCCGTCTCCACGTTGGTAGAGGCAGCAAGGATGATAGCCCCGGCCGGGAGTGTACCAACCTTGATGCTGTAGACAGAGACACCACCAGTCGGCGCGGCTCGGGCAGCGATATACTGCACGAACTCATATCCGGCTTCGCGGGCGGCTCCCCTGTTGTTGAGTGTCGTTACCATGTGTAGGGTCCTCCTCAATCAGACGAACAAGCGAAGAACCCATTCACCACTCCCCACTGCTTAAGAGTGGTCGCGGTGTATGGATGTCGCTTGAACATCTTGGAGATGCCGTAGGCCATCTCGATGCCGACGCCAGTGATGAAGCCGTAGTCGTCTTCCTTACGGAACGTGGGCTTGGCCATCTGGCCCCACGCGAAGACTGCAGCCTGTTGGCCGAGCAGGAATACTGGCTCGACCCGCGTAGTGCCACCCTGACCCCCAAGCAGGAGGTTGCCGGTGCCTGCTGGACCCCAAGGACCAGGGTTGGCAGTCGTGCCCACGAAGCGGCTGATCTCAGGGACACACCTGACAATCACTCCGTCGTAGATCTGATCGCCATCTTGGAAGATAGGGTTCTTAGTCGCGCCGTACGGCCCTGACTGTTCGCGGGGCCTTGCGTCCTTATTGATGGTCTCCAGAGAGATCTTCAGGTCACGGAACGCATTAGTTCCCGCGCACGCGATGTAGTACTCATACCCATCATCAGTCCGATAGGGACGAATGTGGGGATCAGCATTCATCGCGAGCCGCTTCATCAGTGACAGGTTCGTGGCAGTGAACTTGTCATTGGTCGTGTCGCACTGACCAAGAGACGTAGCGAAGTCAGTCGCGTTGTTGGACACTGCGTTACCAAACAGGATACGATCCGAATTGGCAGCGCGCCACGCATCCTTCTGAGCCGTCGAAGCTTGATCGAACTGGATACCATTGACCCTCGTGCCGCCCGAAGACGGCGGAAGGGTCTCGGTCGGCAGGGCCATCAGCGCGGCAATGATCTCGTCCCGCTGAAGTTCCTTACCCCAATCGCTCAAGAGCGGCTTTGCCACTCCGAATACGTCGGCCGAGTCCTTATGAGACTCTGCCTTCGTAGTCACCACGGCGTTACGAGCCCATTCGATCCTGACTCGCATACCGTAGTTGTCGATCTTCTCTTCGTTTCCGACCAGCGTCTGTGTCGCCACGCCAGCTCCCTGAAGGCGCGAGACGAGCGGGATGTTCATATCCTCGCCGCCTGCCTTCAGCTCGCTGCGGATACGAATAACCGCGTTCAGGCCCTCACTCATGTAGGGCGAGAACTGATTACCTCTAACAAACTCTCGGTTGATTTCCTCTGTATACCGGACGAGTTTGTTATTGTCCTGAATGACTGTCACAGCCATGGCTGCAACCCTTTCCTGACTCGAGCCATATCAAAACATTTTGTTCCGGTATGGCTCATACGCTCATCTCTCCTTGCCATTACTCATGGCATATCGAAACAAGCTATCGTGGCTCATATCGCCCATCTTCTCCGTGTTTCCGGCGGAGGCGGTGGTCTTTGAGAGCGACGGGGGAAGTCGTGTCTCAGACGGTCGACTGGCAGCGCTTCCACGAACCTTATCTAGCATACTGGCCTGGAAGGTGGGATCAGCCATCTTCTCAGCCAGCTTCTTCTCAAACCAAGCGTTAGGATCGTCACCAACGGCAGCAAGGGTAGCTTGCTTCCTGTGCCACTGCACGACCGCGTCGTAGCGGTTCGGTGACTGCACCACACGCTCGTAGTCGGCCACGTCGAGGGTTTGCTGAGCCCTGGCATCCAAGAACGCCTGTTCAGCTTCCGCGACCTTATCCTGCCCGTGCCGGGTCTCAGCGATCAGCTTGCTGTTGTACATCGTAGTAGCGTTTTGCTGTTCAACAACAGGCCGTAGATACCGCTGGATGATTTCTTCCGTGGCCTTGTCAGGGTTCTCGAAGAAGTCCGGCTTCTTCTCCTGCTGGCGCAGGTGAGTTGCGATCTCGTTCAGGCGCGACTCTAGCGCCCTCGCTCGATCTTCAGCCGCTCTTCGACCTTCAGCCTCCTCCCTCAACCGCCAAGTCGGAACGCCCGGCTCGGGAGGTTCCACAGCGGCCGGAGGTGGAGGCTCCGGTGCCGGGGGCGGGGCAGGTTCCGGCTCTGCCGGGGGCTCCGCTGGGGGAGTCACTTGCGCTAGATCGAACATCTCTTGCTGGAGCTGTTCGGGGCTCTTATCATCGTCTGCCATCTTCCATCCTTCCGCTGTTTCGTAGCGTTTACGTATCCGGGGCTATCGTCCCCGGCGGCGAGGCACCGTTTCGTGGTGCAGACGCAATTCCATCAAAGTGTCTCGGAGCGCATAGCGCATCCCGCGATGCAGCTTCCTGCGACGCATTCTCCGCATCAGGTGCCGGATGAACCGGCTGAAGTCACTGTCCGACATTTGCGTTTCCACAGACCATATGCGACTATCACTCGACAGAGTAACCGTCGCCACCAGTTGTCATCGGGTGTAAAGGGTCTCATCGCCTCCGATAATCCCCCACTTTCAAGTGATCAATTCCTCCACGGCGGACAGGGCCCGCAACCGCGGGCTTTGCCTTGCCAGCTGTATTCAGCGCAATGGCAACCGCCTGTTTCTGTGGCTTTCCCGCGCTTATCTCGGTACGTATGTTCTGCGAGATAATTTTGGGATCTTTCCCTTTGATCAGTGGCATGTCAGCACCCTACACAGATATCTGGCACCGGCTGTAGCGTTGCCGGGGCGGGATCAATCCTCTCAGCCGAACCGAAAGGGCCCAGGGACATGAATGCCCGCAGCTCCCAACAGCACCAATATCACCCAGACAACAACCAGTATCAGGATCACCATCATAAGTATGTTAATGATCCGTCTGAACGGCTCTGGCAGCGGGATCAACGGCAGCAGCTGCTGAACAGCCCACCAGATCACCCCCATTATGATTAGGACAACTATGATACCAACTAGCGTCCCGATGAACCCACTCATGTTATCCTCCTAGTATCCCGTTCTCGAAGAAGTCCTTATACGTGAACCCTGGCTTTGCCGGGGGCGGGACCATCTGGGACTGAAGCCCTGCGAGCGTCTGGGGCTGTGCCGACGTATAGGGCACACTCCCAGCTGCTCCCGGGCCCGGTGCTCCGATCCGCGTCCACCAGCCCTTGTCAGGTCCCTCGATCCCGAAGCGCTCCCCTCCGGCAGCGTAGGTCTGCGGGCCACCCGCGAAGCCCACTGTACCCGAGGCGTTGCCTGTAGCATAGTTGGTTATGTTCGAGCCTCCAAGGACGCTCTGTACCACTGGATCATACGCCGCGCGAGTGTTCTGATCTACCCCGCGCGCGGCACGCTGATGAGTCACCCCCGGGAAGTACTCCCCAGACAACACATCGGCCAGCGACTTTCGCCGAGCCACAGCCCGATTGAGTGTGGTCTCGATGAAGGCCTGCCACGCTTGTGGCCCTTGCCCACCGACCTCGGCCTTGGTATAGGCCAAGAGCTTATCCCGCACACGGGGGTCCTGAAGCTCTTCCGCGAAGCGTCTCCGGCCAAGATCATCTGCCACCGGCACCTCCCGCTGGCTTGGGCTTCTGGGCGGCTTGCTTCAGCATCATCTGGTGCTTCTGCTCGCCCTGGACCAGGGCCTGATGGCCCTTCAGTTCATTGTGCCTTAGATCTTGTTGGCCCTTCATGGCGTTCAGCTGGATGTCTTGCTGTTGCATGGCCTGATTGGACTGAAGCTTGCTGAACTCGGTCGAGGCCTTGATCTGCGCGAGTTTCTGCGCGGATTGGACCTTCATGACGCTTTCCTGCATCTTCATTCCGTGCTCTTGCTGCTTCATAACCATTTCTTGCTGTTTTTCGCGAGGATCGTTACTCGCAGCGGCCTCCTGGGCCTTGGCTATGTTAAGGGCGGTCTTGGACTTCGTTTCATCAACTTTCGCAGCTTCGCCAGCAATGGTAATCGCCTTAGCCTGCTCAGCCACAGGATCTTTCTGCTCCAGAAGAGCCAGAAGCTTCCGCTTGAGCTGACCCTGTAGCGGAGCAAGCTCAAGTAGGATCTGTGGAGGTATATTAGCCCCTTGAGCGGTGAGGGCGACCAGCGTATCATAGGCATCTCCCATCATGTTGACCTCATCTGGGCCCTCATCCAGGGAGAAGTTGACATCTAGCGTCCCAATCGAGTTCACGAGCCGCGGAAGCCCGTATTCATCCACCCCTACACCGTTGACCTGCACCAGTTGGGCCAGTCCCGCGTCGTCTGTGACCCGGATATAGCGCTCTGCGGTCCAATATCGCTGCACAGCGTTCCAAATAGCCCGATAAAGTCGTAGTTTCCAGTTCTTAATGCCTATAACGAACGGCCCCAGCTCGGCGATACCTGCTTGTTGGAGCAGGTTGATCGCGCGTCCGGACTTGTACTCGAGGCCCTGACCTATTAGGGCCGGGCTGGGGCCGAAGTTCTCGATCTCATTCTTCGCGTCCTCTAGGAACTTGATTTGGCCTTCGATGTTAGTGATGCGCGCTGCATCATCGAACTCCATCTCGAAGCCCTTGTTGTAGATAACCACACCGTCCGGTCGAATGGCCTCCCGCCGAGTAACTTCAATATCAGCAAATGCTCCATCTTCCGCCTTGATCCTACGCGAAACCAGCTCATGTAGGCCTTTCGAGCGGCGCTGGTTGATCTCATCCTGGGATGAACGTAGATTACGGACGAAGCCATAGCGATCACCGTCATGATCCACGAAGCTGGAGAACATGATATACTTGCATATCATATCTCCCTTCTCATTGTAGAAGTAGCCCTTGCCCTCATCGATCTTCATCGAGCCCGTGAACAGGCACCACTTCCACCCCTTGCCGCTCTTATACCAGATATCCACTACCCGCAGGCGCTTATGCCGAGAGTCCACGTCAAACCAGCGCCTCTCCCGTTCCGGGTTCGAGGTCAGGTCCGCGCCGTCACCCTCCATCAGGGTCTTCATCTGATTGGCGGTCTCCTCGTCGGGCGCGAGCAGCATCGCATCTTCAATGTCGAGCCACTTGCCCTGGCCCATGAAGCGCGCGTCGGCGAAGTCGTGGTCATAAGAGCGCACATCGTAGAAAAAACTATCCGTTTTGACCAGAGCAAACCCGATATCCTTATCGTCCTTGTCCCCTTTGATGAGCATCATCTCGACGCCGCCAATACCGTCTACTGCGGCATTTTCCGTCGCGAAGGGGAAGAGCGCCTCCCGGAGGTCACTCTCCACCACATAACGCACAACAGCTGTTGCCAGCTCGGCACCCATCTCATCCTGATCTCGCGGGGTCTTTGGGAAGGCCTTGGGGTCCTGCTTGATCTTCTCCATTAGCCCAATGATCGAGTCAATCTTCCGCCCGATCCTGTTATACGTCACAACTGGTTGTTTGCGGCGGTTGAAGACCTCCACCTGATCCGCGGTCCACTGAGCCCCGTGCCGGTACCCTCGAGCGTTCTTCTGCTCCAGGATCTCATCGTGCTTAGATGCAACGTAGTCCAGATAGGACTGCTTGCAACGACGCAGCTCCCAATAACCCTCGTCGTCAATGTCACTATCATTGACCACATAGTCATCTTTATATGCTGCGTTGGCCATCAGTGTCGTCCTATGATGACTCGGCCCTGACGCGGCCTTCTGATCGAGTAGTCAGACTGTATTCCGTGTCCAATAGGATAAGTATAGCGCGGGTCGTGCGGGAAGAACGGATCGAACAGCGTATCCGCGTCGTTCATCTTCGAGGCGCTTATGAACTGATCATATACCAGCTGGGGCGCGAACAGTCGATCAGTGTCGATAATCTTGTCAGGGAATAGATCATTTCGCTGAACGACTATCGCCGAGAAGAAAGTGTCTGAGTCAGCAAAGAAGACTGGATTAACCTTCGACCCGACACTCGGTAAGAAGAAGTGATCTCCATCCGCAGTTTCATCAAAGTCTGCGTCGATGAACGTCGCAGGGCGTATGTTGGCAATACCAGCTACTACCGCAGGCGCAAAGAACGCATCTGCGTCAGTGAACAATACAGGTACTATAAACGACTCAATAGATATAGCTGGGTTAAATATTGTATCCGAGTCAGTAAACTTCACAGGATTAATAAACAGTACCGTTACTGGAGCAAAGAGCAGATCCGCGTCGCTGAATAGAACAGGAGCTACGTTAACCCCACCAACAGCCAATGCGGGCGCAAAGAAGTTATCCGCATCATTAATCCTGCCAGCCATCGTGGGCTGTGCACCGCCACCAGTGACCAGCGCCATCCGCGGCGAGTCTGGATCAACGAACAGTACGGGCGTGATATTGACCGCTCCAACGGTCAGCGCGGGTGAGAAGAACGTATCATTATCAGCGAACAGGTTCGGAGTGACTGGCTGCCCCGCAGCCGGGCCCCGGATAACCACAGTGACCGACATCGGCGGGGGCACATAGCGGTAATTCCGCACCTGAGTCGAACTATCGGCCTCGTTGTAGATCCGCTTCAGGACCCCACCAATGACAGTGGGGGGATGGTGAGTATCGCTCTCTACATAGACCCCGGGATGGACCATAAACTGGCCCCCGCCAAAACCTGGGGTGAATATAGTGTCTATATCCATAAACTTGTTTGGCCTGATATCACCTGCAATGGGTCGAGCGATAACAACCGTCACTGACATAGGCGGTATAAACCGCCTGATATCCATCCACGCCGAGGCCGCTGCATAAGCAGTAATTGGCTCAATATCCTCATCAAAGTTAATAAGTCCTGGAGTAAAGAACGTATCTTGATCGCTAATTTGTCCGGGCAACAGGCTTATCGTACCCCCGGCTAAGGTCGGGGCCCGGAAACTGTCACTATCTCCAAAGAAGAAAATACCAAGATTATATACGACCGAGACACTAGAAAATGCGTCAGTATCGACCAATAACGTTGGAGTCAGCTGTTTGGTCGCGGCGAGCCCTGGAACGTATAAAACGTCACTATCGATAAAGAACGATGGAGCTGTCTGCTTAAGCGTCGCGAGTACGGGAGCAAAGAATACGTCATTATCAGTGATCCGAGCAGGACCAACACTCACGCCCCCAACAAAGCTCGGAGCAAAGAGGGTATCACTATCAACTAACAGGTTCGGGCGCGGCCCGATAAGTGGACTAAAGAACGCGTCTGCATCTACGAATAACGTAGTTGTAAAGCCCCCGCCTACAATCGGCACAAAGATTGTATCACTGTCAACAAACCGTACTGGCAGCGACGTTGATGTAGTCTTCGGAGCAAAGAATACATCAGCATCATTAAATGAGTTCTGACCCAGAATGACACTACTGGTCGAGAGCGTAGGAGCAGAGAACGTATCGTTATCTACTAGTTTCTGTGGCGTTACTATTCCAGCGTTTGGAATAGTAAAGGTCATTATAACTTCAGAATGCGGTATCCGCCTTCGTCGATAGAAATGACTCGCCGCGGCGTACGGAGGCTGGACGACACGGGTCGTCGTAGGAGCAAATCCTACGTCCGAGTCCGCTATCCGCGCGGGCGCGATGTTCTGGGTACTCGGAGGCGCCGCCTGTTGACGCGGGGCACCAATCACCTCCGCGACAGGCTGGTAACGATACTTATAAAGCGGCCCTTCAGTCATATCACATCGCAAACACAGAGAACTGATACGGATTAGGTCCGGGAGGCGGAGGGATACCCGCGACCTGCTGTGTAAGCACTCCTGAGCCCGCCGGAGCGAATGTCACGTCCCCAGAATAGAACGCCGTTATACTGTGATCACCCACGAGCAGGCCCGTAAGCGTGAACGTAGCAAAGCCCCCTGCCAATATCCCAGACCCGATAGGGCTTCCATTATCCCTGAATGTGACTGTGCCCGTGGGCGGGCCTCCAGTCCCCGTGACAGTCGCAGTAAAGGTAACAGACTCCCCCACATCACTCGGGTTGTTGTTCGAGCTAACCGTAACCGCCGCGGTAGTCTTCGGGACCTCGTCCCAGCTATCCAAATAGAACGCGACGTTCTGTAGCGGGAACACATCCTGTTGGATCGAGCGCTCTGTAAGACTCAGATGGAATACAACCTCCCAGGCTGCGTCGTAGACTGGAGTAGCATATCTCCCCGGAACAACATGACGCTCGAATACCTTATCTGCAGCTTCAAAAGTTATCTCTGGCCCCTCTATCGAGGCCGCATTAAACGATCCATGCCACTGGCCAAAATCATAGAACCATGCGCCAACACCAGTGAACATATAACAGCCGATACCCGGCGCGCAGTGATGTCCCGTGTAGATATCATCAGCGTTAAATATAGCCTCGTGCGCGCGAGTTCCTGTCCCAGAAACTGACGAGAACCCAGTCTGGTTGGCCCCCATAATAAAGCCCATGCCGTCCTGAAGAACCTGCAAGAACCGAGAGTCTCCAGTGATCACATGAGAAGCTATGAAAGCCCAATGGACTGCGGAGAGATCAATACCGTGTATCCCGAAGAAGATAACACCATTATCAGCAACAAACATCGTCCTATAGGGCTGCTTCGGCGGCGGCGTCGAGAACAACTCGAGCCCAGCCACATTCCGGGTCCAACAGCCCTGGAAAGTATCCCCGAGAACCTGTTTTGCTTGAGCATTAATCCCTGGAGTCCGATAGTACTCCCAAGCGGCTAGCTGTATGCCTCCATTAGTATCAAACCAGATACCGTTAGGATTGCCTCCACCATATCCTAGATCCGTCTCTATAACTGTCTTATAGTTCGCGCCCCCGGTAAGTCTATAGAGTGTTGCAGCAGCATTAGTTCGAGCGACTCCACTAATATAGGTCTGATTAATCTCCTCCACAGAGGCCACATACATAGAATGGGTCCAGGCCCCATTAGAGTATTTGCCTGTAGCTAAAAGCGCCTCGACACCCAACCCATCAAAATAGGCGAAACGCGCGGTACTGTCAGTATAAATCAGCTGAGCCCAGTCCCACGCCTTAACCGCACTATCCCTCCACATATTTCCAGCAGCCGTAAACCCATAAGCATAAAATCCCTGTGCGATCTTGGCCGCAGCAAAAGCATAATGAAAATTAGAGAACTGCTCTGGGAGG